ATAATATGTTTTACCATATTCTCTATTTGCTAACTTACTAAATTGTTGTGATATATAATCCTGGTCTAAGGTATCTCCAAAGTTTAATTCATTCACAGCTAAGTTGTTAGCTGGAATTACTTCTAATTTCTTATCTAAGTTTATGTATTTGTCGAAGTTCCAAAGCTGTCCTTTATTATACCATTGGTTAAATGTTTCTACTATAAACTCATTTCTTTGAGTTTTAGATGGATACATTACCAAATTAAATTTCTTTTGTATAGCTGTAATGAAATCGATTTGTTTAATACCCCTTGTTCCAAATGGCATGTTAGCTCCTATATTCATTACCCAATTCTCACCTAAGTTACCTAATTTAGTAACTGATAGTGATGATTTAAGTGAACCATCGGGGTCTAACTTAACAATAAAGTTATTACCACCTACTGATTTATATTTTAAATAAAATCTATATGTTCCTGCTAATAGATATGGAGTATTCCACTCAGCTGCTAAAGTATATTTCTGAGTAGCAGTATTTAATCCCTGAGATATATAACCCTCTCTAATATCAGTAAAGTAAGTGTTAATTGAAGTTAAAGGAATAACAGTTAAATCAGTTCCCTGTTGGAAACCAATATCCCAACCTGGTGAGAATGGTCCTCCTGAACGAAGAATCAATTCAAATTCAGGCACACCATTACCTGCTGATGATTGACTAACCTCTAAGTTTAACTCAATAGTTCCTCTCATTTTAGAAGGATATTCTATTGAGTAAGCTAAGGTTTCACTCATATTACCATCAGGGTTACTGAAGATAGTATAGTATGGTAGAAATTGTTCTACGTTATTACTCATTACAATATCAGTGCTACCACTTGCAGGTCCTATTCTGAATTGTCCGTATGTTTCTAAGTTCTCTTCTTCAAAGATTGGATATCTTAATTGGTTATTACAAACCATATAGATGTTATCTAAGAATGGTTGTTGCCAAAACGAACCTGAGTATGTATAGCCATATTGATTGAATATAGCATCCCACACTTTCTTAATTCTGATAGCAGGTTTATAATCCTGCACAAATAGTGAACCTGATTCGGAATCTATACCATTTGTATTACCTGTTGATTGGTAGATTATCTTCTGTCCGTATTCGGCAAATGGATAAATAATATCACCATTAAACAATTCATTATTCCAACTTGCAGTTATATTATTGTAAGAAGCTGTATGATTGTATTGAGAAAGAGATGCTGTCATATCCGTTAAGAAGGTTCTACTAACCTCTCTTGCAAACGATGATACTGAACCATAGATACTTACCTCATACGAATCAATAAACTTATTAGCTATTACATTAACCTGATTTAATTGTAGGTAACCCTGAGCTAAATAGAATCCACCGAAATCTAAGTAACACGGAACTTTTGTGTTTGTTGCGAATATCTCAGGCGAAACAATTGATATATCGTAAACATGCTCAAAGAATGCGTTATTCTTTTTAGTTCCAGGTAGTGTAATCTGACGAGTAAAATCGGCAGGAACGATACCTAAATCAAAAAGACCTGTAACATTATCGGATAGCAGAATTTGCTCATCCTTAAAAATATCTAATGTTTCACCATTAGCTACTAATTGAAACTCTAATCCCTGAGTTGATGCTAATCCCATATTATAAAATTAATTTATAAGCTTTACCATATAAGAATTCAAATCCGTATTGGATTACTTTATCCACAACACCTGTTTTGAATGTAATACTTTCCGTATTAATAGTAATTGGTGTTACTGAACCATTTGCTTCATCCTGCACCCAATATACTTCTTCACTTACTAACAATTGTTTGAAAATATCATTATAATCTTCAGAAACCCAATCAGTATTTACTAATAAACCTTGCTCTGAATCTACAATATACTTTTGATTAGATGTTTCATAGTCCTGATACGATAGTGTAGGAGCTTGAAAACTGCCGATCTGCGGTTGGTAAGTTCTAGCTTCAGTAGAAAACGATGTTTTACTAACCATATCAAAGTTAAAATAATCGAACTGTCCATATCGGTTTTTCCATTTGATTCTCACATTTGGATATTTTTGTTTACACTTATATGCGAAATTTAGTTTAGCAGATATAGGTGTAGAAAAGAAAAAAGCTTGTAATGTATAATCCAATGAACCTGTCAATGGAAACCCTGTTTCGGATGGAAACATAGGAACTTGTTTGATAGTTTCAGATGTGGTTGCATTAAGTGATGCGTTAACGGCTATCTCAGCTGTTGTAACCCCATCAGAATAAACGATCTTTGTTGGGATGATAGTTGTTCCCGCTGAACCTGCAAAGACTCCTAAAACACCCTCATTATCCTCATTAAAAGATTGGGTTGCTGGTCCATCTGTCATCATCGGCCAGTAAGGAGTTTTGGTTGTGATAGAACCCGTTATATTTTCATCAAATAAAGCATATCCATCTAAGATAGTATATACTTTACTACGAACTCTACTACCCGTAACTATGTTAGCAACACCTGATGATGAAGATACATAAGAGGTATAGAACTCAGATGCGTAAAATTTAACATTTGAAGGGTTTGCTGCTCTTGGTGCAGGTAATGCAGAATTTAAGATTCTACTGAAATCGAATATACCTACTGTCGAAGAGTTTGGATACTTTACCAATTGGTATTTTAATGAACCTGAATCTGATTGAGAACCAGTCCAATAATACAAATCAGCATTATACTGAAATGATGAACTATTAATAACCCCACCATCTTCACTTACCGTAAACACAATTGGTGATTGTGCAAGTGATGCGGTTGCGGGATTCTGAGTTATACTAAGTGCCATATAGATAATCTTTTTATATAATTTAACCGATGGGAAAGGAAAAGTATTTGATGCTATCCTTTACTCTTATTTTTCAATGATGCGAATCCGGTTAGTTGAACATCTAATTCTCCAAACATTTTATCAACCTTCTTATCCATCTCTGATTTAATATAGGTATCAATCAACATTTGGATTTGTGGATCATTCGCAGCATATTGTGCATAAGGTCTACCTTCAATAAATCTTCTTTGTGATTTATCTTTGTTTCTAGTCAGATGTCCACCATGCACAAATTTACCATACAAAGCACCCGGAGGACCATAATCTAATGCTAATACAACTTTACCTTCGGATTGTTCTTTTAACATCCTACTCACATCGTTGTAAGTAGTTACCTTATTAAATAAATTACCTGTTTTGTAAGCGGGTCTAAAGTATTGCCCGTTTCTCATATATACACCTGCTAAATCGGCATACTTAAAAGCAATATCTTTAAGTTCTTTTGTTACTAACATTGAAGTTGATTGTTAACATCTGATTGTGGTAGTAAATCGAATAAACATCTATCTCTATTGTTAAATGTAGTAAGTGTAAATCCAGCTACCCATCCTGCTAAACCATTATCGTATTTATCTACAAATGCTTCACAATTTATCTCACCATTGATGTCAAAGTTTGTAGTTGAATCGGCTGTGAATGAAAGTAAATCATTAATGATAGCAAGAGTATTAGCATGTATATCAACCACATCATCCGTTTTGTAGTAAGGAATCGTTTGATTGTTTCTAATACCTGATGATTCATTGTTTTTATCTTTAATTTTATCAGCAACCATTAACTGACATCTATAGTTGGTTGTTCTTTCACCAAATGATGCACCCGTAATTAGAATGTTACCCAACGGATAGTTAGGAAACTCATTCGTATCAATACCATAGATATCACCCTGAGATACGAACCCAATTGATGGATGATTCTTCATTATAGTTTTGAAGTAATCTAATACGGAGTAATAAAGGGTATAGTTAACCCCAGTGTTGTTAATTATATTGCTCATAATCGATTATAAATTGATACCTGAAAAATAAGTATTTGCCATATTTGGGAATATCTGAGTTGCATTACCAACTGATTGTAGATACTCAGGTATTTGATTTGAGTATGCAATTAGATAGTTCTGCATTCTCGTAGCATAATACTCAGCGTTATCAGTAGCCTTTTGTAAAAGGTAATCTATTTCCGTTTTACTTACTGCTTTACTCTGCTCACTCTCATGCTTAACTGCACCTTCAGATTTGAATTGAACCCCACTAAATGGAAGGTATTCACCCATAGCATACCATATTAGAGTTGGTTTGATATGGTCATTAATTAAATCCTGATAGAATACATTTAAATTAGATATCGTTCCATTTATAATATCTTCCTGAAGTTTATAATATAGAACTGTTCCTAAAAGGTCTAAGATATATTTCTCCTGAGCAGTTCTCATAAAGGATAATAATCTATCCGCATCAATCGAACCCTGCAATGGAGTTTGTTTGATGATATCATTTCTGCTTATAAATAATGCGTATGCCATTTTGTATGTTATTTAAATTCTTTTATAAATTGTGGTGTTCCCATTTGGATTGGTTTGTTATCTATTGCAGATTCTCCACCATCTTCCATTACTGCTGGATTCTCTCCATCTTCATTAATATCTTGCTGAACTTCATCAACTGTCTGACCTGTTTCCTCAGCCGTCTGAGAAAGGATTACAAGCGGTGTCATTTGTTCGAAATACAATTGGGTATCTTCCCATCCACCTTCAGCTAAAGCGCTTGTTAGAGAGTTTATAATGAGGTTTTGGAATGGTATAATTGTCATCGTTTGTAAGATAGAGTATGCTGTCATCATCTCCTCTGATTGAGAAGAGAATCCGTTGTTAGCTGTTCTGATACCAAATAGGAGTGGTGAAGTAACTCTATGAGCTACTAATATTCTATCCTGTGCATATTCTGCAACATATTGAAACTTCTCATGCAGATTATCAATCTGAACTGTTTCAATAGTTGGTTGTCTTTCTTTATCATCGTTAAATGTAAGGATAAATCTACCTGCATTTCTTGTTCCTGTGAACTTAGCTTCAATTAAACTTTCAATTGTATCTCTTTCCTCAGGTGCTGGAATACCATTATTCATATTAATCATTACCATTGGAAGGAATCCATTCTCAATGTTATTGATGTGTAAGTTACTTAATTCAGCTTCTACAAATGAGAACTGAAGAGCAGAAAACCAATCGGGTATAGAGTAATAGTATTTACCTGGAGAATAATTCTTAATCCAAAGTATTTCCATCTTCTCATTAGATGTTCCGAATGCTGGAATCTTCTTTTTGTTTCTAACTTTCTTTTGATCATTCCAATCAGTGCAATAGTAATAGTTTTCTATTCTCGGATTATCGTATATCTTCTCAGCTCTTAGTGTTTGAACGGGAATGTGATATAGTTTAACTATCTTAGTATGTTCATCGTTCCAATAAACTTGAAATACACCATTACCATATAGTTTTAAATCGAAAGATACTCTTTTCATTTCTTCCTGAGGAAGTATTACATCTAAACTCTTTTGGAATGCTTCGTTTTTACTATAGATACCCTTACCGAATATCATATCTGCGATACCTTCGATAACTGCTGCATTAGTTGTAGAGTTATTGTATCCTTCGGTAACTGCTTCGAAGAAATCATCGTGTCCCATAATACCTACAGGCACCCAACTATGGCGTGTTTTGGTATCTTCCGTAACTACTGGTATATCTTGTTGTGCTAAAGATACTACTGAGAATGCTTGTTTTTTGTCTATACTCATATTAATCTAAAATTATGTATTCGTTATCTGATAGGTGTGAAACATACACATCCTCTAATGGTATTTGGTTCACATAGTTTACTTTATCTATTGATTGGGATGAAAATACCTGAATTGAACCATTCCATACTATATCCGTTCCATTATTTATTAATTCAGCTCTATATTGGTCTCCAATATTTGGATTTGGAACTGATGCAGTAAATGATAAGAGTGATTGGTATTTATCGTAATCATAATTCACTACTGAAGAAGTAGTATTTTGTAGAGAGCTCATATTTTGTAATCTCAAAACCAAGCTTCCACTGCATTTAGGTTTGATTCTTAAATCAATTATGTTGCTCCCAGATATGTAATATGTTATCATTATCTCGTATTATGTGTGTATTATCTCGTAATTTAACAATCGGAAAAGAAAATGTTGTATTAATAGCATAAAAAAAGGGTAGATTTCTCTACCCTTCAATTTATTTATTCTGAGATTACGCTCCTCTTACAATAGTAGGAGGGTTTGTTACAGCTCCGAAAGGATTACCGAAAGTTGAACCAGAGATAAATGCTGCAGGGAACTGCTCTTGTCCTTGCATAGTGATTGAATAACCATAAAGGTCACCCAATGCTCCACCTGTTTGGATTGTTCCTGCAGTTAAATCTGCACCTTCTCTTTGTCCTACTAATAAAGTATCACCTTGCATAGTGTGAACAAATATCTGGGGTCTTCCCCACGCCATTAATTTCAACTGAGTTGTCATTTCATTCGTTAACTTTTTCAAGTTAAGAACCAACTCTTGCGAAAAGAATGTAGTTCCGTTTTCTCTCGAAGAGTTTACGGTTTCCGTGTAATTTGAAGTTCCCTTCAAATCATATTCGTATGCTGTTAGACCAGCTGGTAAAGTTTCAATCAACGCATCGGTATTACCACTTGTTGAGTTAGCTAATGAACCTGTGAAGTTTACGAAGTAAACTGCAGAAATACCACCAACTGATTCTTTACAAACTTCTTGTCTTCCAGCGCTTAAGTTACATGCCATCGATTATAAGTTTTAGTTTTTTAATTTAATTAATTTATGAGTAAAGGGGAGTATGGTTAACTCCCCTATTCCTTACTCAATTAGTTTGGTATGTGAATAGCAATATCCTGACCGATACCGAATTGCGTAGAAGCAGTGTACCTCATTATCACGCGGAAATTCTGCGAACCGTCTAAGTCTGCCATATCCAATACCTTAACAGTATTATAATCACTCATCAAACCAGTACCGAAGTATAAGTTAGATTTTTGTGCAGCCACCATATAGTTTGAAAATGCACCTGTAATACCTGGACACATTACGATATCAATACCATTGAAGTTGAATGGTTTTTCACCAACGTTCATTTGATTCAAATAGCCATTGATAGAACCTTGACCAGAAAGAGCTTGTTGGTAAGCTTTAGCTACTGATGTTCCCACATAGATAACTAAATCTTCTTTACCATAAACCTCAGCAGGGATAGCGTTAACTAAAGCATCTAACTTAGTTAAAACGTTAGCTGAAGTGATTGAACCTGAAGCTGCTGATTTGATTACCGCATCTGCTCCACCAGCTGCTGCTGATGCTGATAACGCTGGTAATAAACCTTGGAATTGTCCGTTAGTTGCAACATTACCAGTCCAAATTGATACTTCAGTTGCTTCTGCAACCTTACCACCGGTGTAGCTGATAAGGAAATCTGTAAAGTTAGCTGGAATTTCATCGAAGGCACTGTACCCTAGCTGCAATGCTTCCCAACTATCTACGAATTCTTGCTTACATAATTCTAAGTTTACTTGTAATTCTTTTGGTTCTAAGATTCTCTCAGTAAGAGCTACAGTACCTGAAGTTACGAAATCACAAGATGCGTTGTTTACGATACTATCTACTGCAATCTTTTGGATCACGCTTTTGTATTTTACATTCGGCATGATTGTAATATACTTGTTGTCCAAAGTTTTAGCAGACAGCAAACTTGCTGCGATGTACTTCCCAGCGAACTCACCAGCGTATGTAGAAGTTACAGACGGCTGTGCGAAATTTTGTTGTTTTCTCATTTTTTTAAAAATTTTGTTTTAATAATTTTATTTATATAATTTAGATAAGAAAGCAGATTGTGAGTTCTGAATCTTCTTACCAAAGTTATGTGTTTTTTGAATTGGAGCTTCTTCAATTGGAGCACCATCTAATTTAGGAAGTGACATTTCTGAGATTTTCTCTACAGGTAGCTCTTCAGCTTTTTTACCTTCAGATACTCTATCTTCCTTTACTTCCATCATATCTTGCATCTTCTTTTCAAGCTCTTCGATACGATATTGTAATTTTTCTACCATAGATTTCATATCAACTTCATCAGATGGTAATTCTTCAGTTGGTTTATCAGTATCTTCAGTTAATGGTTGAACTTCTTCATCTTCCATTTTAACTTCTTCTTTTAACTCTGATTCCACTTCTTGCTCTTCAGCTTCAGGTAATTCAACATTCTCTCTCTCAGCAATTACACCATCTTTGGTCATTACTTTGATAAGAACATCTCTACCTTCTGAATCTCTAAGGGCTAATTCGTGTTCACCATCTGGTGCTGGAGATTTAGTTCCATCTTCAGAAACCACTTCTAATTTTTCACCTACATCGAATGTAGCTGATTCTACGATAGTTCCATCGGCTAATTTAGCGTATGTCATTTCAACAGCTTTCTTCTCTGAAGATAACATTGATATGATTTTATCTAATACATTTTTTGAGTTCATAGTATTTTTTGTTTTTAATTTAACAGTTGAGAAATATTTTATATTAATTTTTTTTTAGGTATTTAGTTTAATTTGGAAATCACCATCATTATTCATAGTAATATAAGTGTAATTACCAATTAAAGTTTTTTCTACAACACCAGCTCCCGAAGTGGTTACTGAGTATTTACCTGATGGGTCAAAGAATCTTAATTTAACCACACCACTACCACCTAATGTTGTTCTGATTGATTGAGAATAGTTACCACCTGCTCCACCACCTGTGTTTGGTTGTCCTGGTGAACCATTTTGACCTGGTGTAGGATCTGAAGTAGTTGCACCTATTCCACCTCCACCCAAACCAACTGGACCACGGATAGCACCACCTCCACCACCAGCGTAGTAGAGTCCATCAATCCATTGATAACCCATTCCACCAACACCACCAACATTGGTAGGAAAGAAACTAGCATCACCACCTATCGCTGTGGCTCCACCACCACCTCCACCATATACAGTTCCAGCTCCAGCTCCACCTGCAAATCCATTGCCTGAAGTTCCACCAATTTTTTGTGAACCAGTTTGTATAGAATTACCACCTTTACTAGCGGTAACAAAGAATGAACCTGAAGAAAGAGATGATGTAGTTGTTGAGAATCCACCACCGATAAATACATTAAATGATGCAGTTGCTTCAGTTGCTAATGATATAGATGTTGAACCAGTCACTACTTGTCCACCACCGCCACCACCTGCTGATTCAAATCCAGTCGAATCACCACCCATACCAACTACTAAGTATTCTAATACTAATGGTGTAGATGCAGTTATAGGTGTTCCCGTAAATAAGAATGTAGATGAAGTTAAGAATGTATGTGTAGTAAATCCTCCTGCTGATACAACTTGTCCACCACTTCCTTTTGCATCACCTGTATATCTAATACTGATTGAACCTGTTGCTCCATCACCCTGAGGTCCACCTAAAGTTCCTACTCTTGTAGAACCAGCTCCTCCTGCTCCCGTTCCTGCTATAGGTTTAGTTGTAGAAGCAGATGGGTCAATAGCTCCATAACTACCTGTAATACCAGGTGACCATGCGTTATTTCCTCTTCTACCAAATCCACCAACTAATCCACTATTTATTTGCAACCAACTTATTATGGTTTCTTTTCCACCACCATTACCACCTATGAAAGCAGTTTGACCTGGGTTCAATGGGTTTGTAGTTAGTATTCTATCTCCACCAACAACACCTGCTGAACCATAAGGTAGGTTAGATTGTGTCATTTGAGTTTCTAATATTACTGATGCTGATATTGATAAACCACCCGTAGGTAATCCAGTTGCATATTGTCCGCCACCTGAACCACCATTTACTAATTGTTCACCTTCTCCTCCACCATAGCCACCAACACCACCGCCTGGCGCTGTTATATAAGATATTACCTTTAATTCTGCATCTACATTTGGTGTTAATCCAGCTACGGGAATAACTTCACCAATTATTGAAGAAGATTGTGCTACCCTAACTCCAGCAATACCACCCAATCCAACTTGAATTGAATATGGAACATCTTTTAATATTTTTATTGAACCTGTTACTACTGCTCCTGCTCCACCACCGGCACCTCCACCATTTCCTCCACCTAAGTTAATAGAAGGGCCACCATTTCCTCCACCACCAATTACAGCGAAATCAACAGGTCTTGTTGTATATTTCTGAACTGATGCGGTTACATCGTAGTTTGATACTGATGTTTGCGATGCCCAACTTGCAGTTATTATGGATTGGGTTGCGTAAGACCATAAGTTATTAACACCTATCTGAGGAACTTTCAAAGTAGTTACTAAGAATGTATCTTCAGAACCTGATGAATAAGGAACAAAAGAAGAACTTATAGATGCTGTCATATTGAACGCCCATGCATTCTTAAATGAACCCGTTTGAGGAGGATTGATTCCATAATCAATATCCACTAAGGTTTGCTTATTGTATGATGTATCCTTTTCTATTTGGAAAGAAGCAGTTGAATCTAAAAATAAGAATCCTCTTGATGAGGTTACTTCCCAATTAATATTTGAATTCGATTCGTTTCCTTTATTATTTATTACACTTGCAGTTACATCTCTAACTTCGTTACCTGTAGCCACAAATGAAGCAGTTAATACCGCTTGAGTTGTTGTTGGGTTAAACCATCTTTGAGATACACTAACTCCTTCTTTAGGAATTGTGATACTCATTGTTACCGAACCCGTAGTGTTATTTATATTTGATACTAAACTTGCAGTTTGATTTAATGCAAAAGCATTGTTATAACTGCCTGTTGTAGAACCCGTTACATTCGCAATGTATGCCATTTCAACACTTGCATCTTTCTTTAATTGGAAAGAAGCAGATACACCATTTAGATTAGTTGAATCCCCTTCCAAATCTTGTGTAGTTGAAGAAGATGAAACTATATAATCGATTGATGCAGTTGATTGGTTACCCTTATTATACTCTACACTTGCAGTAATATTATAAGGAGAATCAGTTGTTGCTGAGAATGAACCAGTAATGATTGCAGTTGTTGTAGATGGATTAAAGAATCTTCTTTCAGCTGAATACCCTATTTGAGGTATTGATATTGACATTGTTGTTGAACCAGTAGCGTTATTTATACTAGCCGTTAAAGATGCCGTTAATCCAAAGTTATACTCATAAGGGAAAGATGATGTTACACTTCCACTTACTATTCTTATTTGAGATTCGTATTCAGTTTCGTTGTTTGTTACATTAAACGAAGATGTGTATCCATTAATAGGGAATGTAGTGCTTAAACGAGTAATATCTTCCTCTTGCTTAGTTAATACTAAAACATTAGGATTATATATATTACCTTTAGTATGTTGAACACCAAAATCTATATTGTATTCTCTTAATCCAACAGGTAAGAATGAAGCAGATACTTTACTACCGCTTAAATTCATATTACCTAATTGTTGAGATAATACTGAACCTGTGATTACATTAAATCCTTGTCCATCACCTATATTAATAAATAAAGTATTAGAACCTGTTATAGGCCATACTCCACTACCTGATACCACTACCGTTACATCTTGTCCAATAGCACTACCACTACCAATTTCACCCTGCTCAAATACTCCACTTACGAAGAATGTATCTGGGTTATACGGAACATATTTTACACTACCTGTAGCATATATAATAGATGGGTCTGGGTATTGTTCTCCAGCCGCAGTTGATATAAATCTTCTGAATCTATAATCAACCTTCCCTTTTAGAAACCTTGGTTGTCTCTTTAAGGGTTCAATATAATTTACATTGTAATTTAACATAAGTTATTTTTGTGTTTATTATCTTAAAGCAATAATGCCATAAGCAGTTGATGATGCACTAACAGCTGTGATGATACCAGGTATGAATCCACTTGCTGATGCAAATGTTAATACTGAACCATCGTAGGTTTTAACTACTAAGTCTGCGAATGAACCAACATATAAACCTCCCGCAACAAATCCAAATTGAGGATTATCAGCTGATGCTGAAGCAAATGCTGAACCTGAGATTGGAGTTACTGCTACACCTCCCACAAATTGTGGGTTGGTAACGTATGAATTTTGAGTTTCTAATTTCATTTTATGATTGATTTATTAAATTTAACAATTGAGAATTTATTTATCCACTAAGAACATGCACCTGTAGATGAAATAACACCATCACCACCAGTTACTTCGAACCAACTTCCTGATAATGCATAGAATCCATCATTCATAGCTCCTATCATTGCAGAACCTGGAGATAATCTACATCCTACTGCAATTGATGAACAAGGTGAGTAGAATTCAGATGAACTATCACCACATGCACTTCCTGAATCGGTTGAGTTATATCCAACAGGTGAATAGAAATGAGGGATAGGACAAGAACCTGTTGCGGTAATTTCTCCATCTCCTCCAGTTACTTCATATACGATTGATGATGATGCATAGTATCCGTTGTTTACTTTAGTTGCTAACCCTGGTCCAGTCCATAGGAACTCACCAACACCTAATGTAAGTGTATTACTATAGAAGTTAGAAGGGCTACCACCACATGAACTTCCTGAAGAAGATGCATCGTATCCCATAGAGTATTCGTAAGAAGAAGGTGTAGGTGCTACAAACGATACTTCATTCCATTGTCCACTAATGAAAACCCACATCTTACCACCTTGGAATGCTATCTGACCTGGTGTGCCTGAAGGTAATGAATCTATTGTAGATATTACCGTATCACCATTGAATGTAGAAGGTCCGTTATTAACGAATGTTGCTGAACCTGTCATCAACAAACTACCTGTCAATATAATTGAACCAGATACTTCAAATGAACCAGTCACACCTTGCTTACCTACAAATTCGTTAGAACCCGTAGTTGCAAATGAACCTGTATCTATTGTTCCACCACTGCCAGTGATAGAAACTCCATTTATTTTATAATCTCCAGTAATATTTACTGAACCCGTTATATTTGTAGAACCTGATATTGTTAATCCGTTATCTGCGGTTATATATATAACTCTATCAACTCCGTAGTTATTAACAGCTACATAAGTTGTATCATCACCCAAATATAGGTAACCACCACTCGCAGTAATATGTGTATCTTGTGCTGCAGTGTTATATACTTCTAAATATCTAGGGTCAGTCTCCTCAGGTTTTAAAATTATTTTACCTGTTGATTCAATCTTATCAGATAATTTAATAGAACCCGTAATAGTTTGATCACCAATGAATGTGTTTGAACCCGTAGTTGCAAATGAACCGGTATTAATAGTTCCACCACCACTACCCGTAAGGTTAGCTGCGGTAACATTGCCTGTTATTGTAACTGAACCTGAAACTATTAATGGTTTCTTAAATGTTGCAGTTCCATCAGTATAGTTACCTTGTGATTGGAATTCTGCTATTTGATAAGGTCCTGCATTACCCAATCCATAAAGTGTTGGTTCTGTCCATGCACTCAATGGTCCACCTAATGAAGATGGGTTAGCTGATAAACTAATGTTTTTAGTTTGTCCCATTCCACCTGATGTATCCACATTAGATACTAATAAAGGTGTATAGTTTGTAGTATTACCAGCTCCGTTAGTTACCGATTGAGCTCCATAGAATGTATTTGCTGAACCAGTCTTTGCAAAAGCAATTGAATCTAAACCATCTAATGTTTGTGCATCCACATTTGTGATACCACTACCATTACCACTAAATCCATTAGAAGCACTTACTGCTCCGAATGCATCAATTGTATTAACAAATACGTTGTTACCAGTAATGTTTCCATTAGCCTCAATACTTCCACTAACTTCCAATTTGTTACCACCCATAAATAGGATAGCTCCACTACCTGCTGATATGTTTAATACACCAGCTGCAGTTTGGATAGCATTTGATTGTATAGCTGATGCAGTTACACTACCATCTACATCTAATCCACCACCTACTAATGTCATCGAACCAATAACGTTGAATCCATTAGTTGATGTTACATCGATAGTTCCATCGTTGTTTACTTTTAATTCAGTTCCAGATGCAGTTACTGCTAATGTTCCGTTTATGTTTTGGTTACCCTGAAATACGTTTGAACCCGTAGTTGCTAAGGATGCAGTATTAATACTACCTCCACCACTTCCAGTGATTGGAACTCCGTTAACTAAATACTGACCTGTTATATTAATTGAACCGGTAACAGTTTGATTACCATCAAATGAGTTAGAACCCGTTGTTGCTCCTCCGGCTGCTGAACCTGAGAAACCTACGATATCGATGCTACTGCTCTGATATGGTTCTATTCTATCTACTCTTAAAGTGCTCATATATTTTTATTTTTTTATAGTATTACTAATGTTGAACCTGAATCTATTGTTACTATTCCACTATTGTTTACAGGTCCCACTAACACACCATTATATCCAGTCGGAACATTCAATGCTCCCACCAATGTAGTAGGTGTTAATAACAATTGTGATTTTAATGTATTTGTTTTAGTTTCTGATGATACATCTGCTGAACCAGTAACTCTTTGGTTACCAACGAAATCGTTAGAACCTGTAGTTGCATAAGAACCAGTCTTAGCTTCCAATCCATTGAATCTACTATTTACTGAAGATGTGTATGAATTGAATTGTGAAGAAGATACTAATGTTTGTCCGTTTAGTGTTAAAC